CTTGTGCTCCTAACCCTAATAGATCAACAGTTCCTGGTGTGACAAGTTGTCCGTAAGTACGTTTTTTTGGAGTGACGTACATGGTTATGTTACCGCTTTACTAAAATGCGGTCGTGCCAAAAATGGGCTGTGATTATTACCAGCCCACCTCTTGCACAAGCACAGATCATAAAATCTCATCATGGCAGCTCGCAATCCAACTTCCACCCGATATTGTTTTACTATCAACAACTACACAACTGAACAAGAAGATGCGGTTGCCCTTCTTGGAGCCCAAGCTCATGTCAAGTACCTCATCTACGGCAAGGAGGTCGGAGAGTCCGGAACCCCCCACCTCCAGGGATTCGTCATATTCACTGGGAACCAGCGATTCAACACTGTCCGTGGACTCTTTCCTGGAGGACACATTGAACGAACTCGAGGAACGAGTCAGCAGGCTCGAGACTATTGTAAGAAAGAAGGAGACTTTAATGAGTACGGCGAATTCCCCAACGAAGCCGGCCGCCGCAACGACCTCGAAGCTATTGTCGAATGGGGAGATGACTTCATCCGTGAAAACGGCCGAGGCCCTACGTCGCCTGAGTTCGCCATGGCCCAGCCGCGTGCTTACATCCGCTACCCTAGAGTCGTCCGACTGTTCTCCCATCGGGCCCCGCACCCTCAGCTCCGAGCTGGAACGCCACGTGACTGGCAACGAGAACTCGAAGAAGAGTTGCTAGAAGAACCGAATGATCGATCGGTCATTTTTTATGTCGATCCTGAAGGTAATAAAGGGAAAACCTGGTTCCAGCAATGGTTTTTAACTAAGTATGGAGGAGGAACTCAGATTATTGGTGTTGGTCGTCGCGACGATATGGCTCTCACGGTTGATCCATTGAAAACTGTCTTCTTTTTTAACGTACCCAGAGGAGGAATGGAGCATTTCCAGTACAGTATCTTGGAGCAGTTGAAGGACAAGCTTGTTTTCTCTCCTAAGTACACGTCGCAGATGAAAATTTTATCAAACACTCCCCATGTTGTCGTGTTCTCTAACGAACATCCTGATATGACTAAGCTATCGGAGGATCGTTATGTAATTCGTGAACTCTAAATATTTATTTAGTCTTTATTCTTAAAGTATACAACTGTCTCCCAACGAAAATCAACTGTATTGCTTCCAGCACTGACTGTACCGTATCGGTCTTCCCTGACTGGTTGCCACCAATAGAATAAGTACCAAGGCTTGTTTGCATTGAGATCAGTATTCTTATCGAATTCAATAGCCCTGCTCACTTTGTAATAAGTAGCATTTGTTCCAACAGTATCTTTCGTCAATCCATTGATATTGTTTTCTCCAGGTATCCACGGCGCTAGTGTCATTGTCTTATGAGAAATGATATTCCATTTTTCAGGGTTGATACCGTATAGCTCATAGGCCCAATTGTAGGAAACTGCATTCGTGTTATCGACGAAATCTTCATGCGATCGGACGGTGTTACTTCTATCAGTAAAGAAATTTTTCTTGATATCAACGTCCTCGTTTCCATCACCTGGTTTTTGCATACGACTTTGCAAAACACCGTAGTGAATTTTAACATCGACAGGAGCGTTATTTTTGAATTGCCAATTTACCTTGAGTCCTTTCATAAGAATGTTGTTAGACGTTCGCGTGATTCGCCAACTTACGTTGTCGTCCTTAGCATCTTGAGAATGAACTGGAAAGGAAACAGGCTTTCCTTGTAGAGTCTTCACTTGAACGCCATTGAGGCCAGCATTAGCCCAACGAGGAGTGGAAGCAACACTTTTATTAACTCGATAGCCAACGGGAGTATAACCTTTTTTAACACCTTTACGAAACCGACGTTTCTTGAAGCGGCGTCTTACAGTGGTCCGAGTCTGAGTGCGAGTGCGAGTCCAACGACGATAACGACGACGAATAGCATTCCTGTTGTTATACATGACTTGTGCTCCTAACCCTAATAGATCAACAGTTCCTGGTGTGACAAGTTGTCCGTAAGTACGTTTTTTTGGAGTGACGTAC